CAAGCTAGAAACAGTGATACACCGACTGTCAATATTGTTAAATTGGTCGCTACAGGATTATTAACTTCAGGTGTTCTTATTACAAGAAATGGTATCAATATACTAGCAGCAGCGCCAGAAAATTCTCCGGTAATCAACTTAACACAAGACGGAATTAGTGATAACCTTCAAAATGACAAAAATATTGTTATTACATGCAGCGGTGCAGCAAGTGTTGGTTACTTAGTATTACGTAAGATTACTGGTTGGGATTCTAAAGTAGAGAATGAGAAGTACGGTGCTTACGATGATGCAACAAGAGTCGGCGCATCAACAACATTATCTGGTAGCCCAGACAGGACATAAGGAGAGTTATGAAACTCATTAAAGAACATACCGAAGAGGTAAAATACTTAGTTGAAGAGAAACTAGGTAAAGGTAAAGAATACTTCATTGAAGGCGTATTCCTTCAATCGAACTTAAAGAATCGTAACGGCCGCATCTATCCAGTAGAGATACTTGATGGTGAGGTAAAACGATATAACGATGAGTATGTCAACAAGAGTCGTGCGTTTGGTGAGTTAGGTCATCCTGATTCTCCAACGATTAACCTTGACAGAGTATCTCATATGATCAAGTCTTTACGTAGAGATGGAGACAACTTTATTGGTAAAGCTAAGATCATGGATACTCCATATGGTAAAATCGTGAAATCCCTTATCGATGAAGGTGCCACCTTAGGTGTATCTTCAAGAGGTATGGGTTCACTTGACCGTAAAGGTGATGTTTCTTATGTTGGCAAAGATTTTACTTTAGCGACAGCTGCGGATATCGTAGCTGACCCTTCCGCCCCTAATGCTTTCGTAGAGGGTGTGATGGAGTCTAAAGAGTGGGTTATGGTTGATGGAAAATTTGTGGAGAAAGACTTACGAGAAATGCAGGCGAATATCCGTCGTGCGTCTAGTAAAAATTTACAAGAGGCAAAGATCAAAGCATTTTACACTTTCCTCGCGAAAATTAAATAACTATAAATAATAGTATATCGATAAAAAGATACACAAATTAGGAGATAAGTATGTCAATCGAACAAAGAATCGCACAAATCTTGGCTGAATCAGCAGCTAAAGATACTAGTGCAGAAGAATTAGATGAAGCTGTGCATTTAGCTGGTGCGGAAAACGGTCCTAACGATGCAGTTACTAAGAGTGAAGCATCAGGTGACCAACAACCTATCCGTTCAGCTAAAGAAGTAATCCCAGCTCAAAATCCTGGCGCTAACGAAGCTAATGCTAAGAACAACGCTAAGGACGAAGACGAAGCTGCAGAAGGTACAACTAAGAAACCTAATGTTACTACAGCAAAAGCTGAAGCTGGTGACCAAGCGGTTATCCGCCAAGGTAACGCAGTTCCTGCACACGCAGCTGGTACAGCAGTTAATTTTAAAGAAGATGTTGAAGCTTTAATCAATGGTGAAGACCTCACAGAGGAATTCAAACAAAAAGCAGCGACAATCTTCGAAGCAGCAATTGTGACACGTGTTAAAGAAGAAGTAGCACGTATCGAAGAAGAATTCGAAGCTCGCCTCCAAGAGGAAGCAGCAAAGAATCAAGAGGGTCTTGTTGAAAAAGTTGATGGATATCTCAACTACATAGTTGAGCAGTGGTTTACACAAAATGAAATTGCCCTTGAAAGTGGTATGAAGTCTGAAATCTTAGAAAGCTTTGTTAAAGGCATGAAAGGTCTTTTCGAAGAGCATTACATCGATGTTCCTGAGGAAAAATTTGATGTGTTAGGTGCTTTAGAAGATGAAAATGCAGAGCTTCAAGCTAAGTTAGATGAGCAAGTTGCAGCTAACGTTGAGCTTAACAAAGTTATCAACGAAGCTACACGTGAAGCTATCATCGACGGTGCTTTGGATGGTTTAACAGAAACTGATAAAGAAAAATTCCTTGGCTTAGCTGAAGAATTAGCTTTTGAAGATGCTGAAACATTCGAGAAGAAAGTTCAGACAATCCGTGAAAATTATTTCACAAACAAGGTGACATCAACAATCGTTGAGTCTGTAGTTACTGATACTCCAGTTGAGAATCTAACAGAAGAAGTTAAAAAACCTGTTGATCCAATCATGAGCAAGTACGCTTCAGTCCTCAATAACATTAAATAAGGAAAAACAAATGACAACACGTCAAGACTTAATCAAAAAATGGGAGCCGATCTTAGAGCATAAGTCACTTCCAGAAATCAAAGATAACTATCGTAAAGAAGTTACTGCGATTCTTTTAGAAAACCAAGAGCGTGAAATGAAAAAAGGTGCTGAAGCACTTTTCGAAGCAGCTCCTGCTAACTCAGGCGGTATTGGTATCGCTTTAGGTGGCGCTGGTGACCCAACAGGTACAGTAGCTGGTTTCGACCCAGTTCTTATCGCTCTCGTACGTCGTGCAATGCCACAAATGATTGCTTACGACATCGCTGGCGTTCAACCAATGACACAACCTACTGGTCTCATCTTCGCGATGAAATCACGTTACACTACACAAGATGGTACAGAAGCTTTATTTAATGAAGCTGATGCAGCATTTGCGGGTGCAGGTGGTTCACAAACTGGTACAGGTCCATTCGATGACAACGTTATCGGTGGTATGACAACAGCTACTGCTGAAGCTTTAGGTTCTACACCTTCTGACTTCCATTCAATGGCTTTCTCAATTGAGAAAACTAGCGTAACAGCTAAAACTCGTGCTCTTAAAGCTGAGTACTCAATCGAATTAGCACAAGACTTGAAATCAGTTCATGGTTTAGATGCTGAAGGTGAATTAAGCAACATTCTTTCTACAGAAATCCTTGCTGAAATCAACCGTGAAGTTATCAGAACTGTTTACTACGGTGCTAAAGTTGGTGCTCAATACGGTACAGCTACTGCTGGTACATTCGACTTAGACGTTGACTCTAACGGTCGTTGGTCTGTTGAAAAATTCAAAGGCTTATTGTTCCAAGTTGAACGTGAAGCTAATGCGATTGCTCAACAAACTCGTAGAGGTCGTGGTAATTTCATCATCTGCTCATCAGACACAGCTTCTGCTTTAGCTATGGCAGGTGTATTAGATTACGCTCCAGCTCTTTCAACATCATTGAACGTTGATGAAGCTTCAACAACATTCGCTGGTGTTTTACAAGGTAAATACAAAGTTTATGTTGATCCATATAGCGGCGGTAACAACCCAGGTGCTAGCGGTTCACAATTCTTCGTAGTTGGCTATAAAGGTACATCAGCATTTGATGCTGGTTTATTCTACTGCCCATACGTGCCTCTCCAATTGGTTCGTGCTGTTGATCCTAACACATTCCAACCAAAAATTGGCTTCAAGACACGTTACGGTATTGTTGCTAACCCATTTGTTAACTTGGATGATAGTAATTCTGACAACAACGTTATCGTTGCTAACAAGAACTACTACTACCGTCGCGTAGCTGTAACTAACTTGATGTAATCTTGAGTTCGGCTGGGTTATGAATTAAGCCGACATTAAGAAGCGGTGTTTAAGAGGGATCTTCAGATCCC